TTGGTTCTAGCGAGAACTTTTACAGCAATCAAAACTATAATTTATTATTATACTTGTCACAAAGTATAGTGCGTTGGTTCTAGCGAGAACTTTTACAGCAATCAAAACTATAATTTAGTGTATAATACAAAAACTTTATTCAGTTAAAGTTTTATCAAAGTGAGAAAGTATCTTTGAAAGATAAGATGAATTGTAACTTTGTTTTTTTTATAAGGCTTATAGTCTTAATATTTATGAAACAGAATCTATATCTGTAGAGTCATCTGAATAATCTAATAAATATTCATAACCTTGAGGGCAACCAATATATGCGTTAGGATCTTCTAATAATTTTTTAGCAGATTCAATATACCAATTTGTTTCTACAGATAAAGATATTAATATATGAAAAACATAGCAATGTATGTGACAATTATCCATTAAAGAGTTTGATAATTCTATTTTATAGTGTTGAATAGGATTATTAATAAAATTTTTAGCACATTGTTGTATATTATTTTCCATTCTATATATATTATAATAAAATCTTTAAAGCGGATTTAATATAATAATATAAAATTTTTATATTATAATGAATTATAATTCGTTTATAAATGATGATTTTATAGTATGGACAATGACTACGAACGGATATAAATATTTTACATTAAATCTTATTGAGAGTTTAAAAAGAGCAAATGTTCCATGGAAATTAATGATAATTTGTGTAGATAGAGAATCTCATATATTTATGCAAACAATGAATATTCCATCAGTATATTATAAACCTAGTATCCCAGTGATAGTTGGCACAAATCCGAGTCAATTTGGTTCTCAAACATTTATGACATTTAACAAGATTAAGTTAGATTTAATGGAAGAAATACGAGTAAAAGCACCAGATAATGTGAAATATATAACATATATGGATGGAGATATTATTGTATTTAGAGATTTTATGCCATATATAAAAGATAAATTTATAGATCTATCAAATAATATATTATTATTTCAAAATGATGATTTATATGGTGTTCCTAATACGAGAGCAAATGGATGTACTGGATTTTTTTGTTTAAAGAGAAGTATATTAGAAAAGTCTCCATTCTTAGTGGATGATTTGAATTTATGGAAAGAAATTCGTGAAGATCAAGTATGGGTGAATAATAAAATAGTAGAATTTGGACTACCATTTGATTATTTAGAACGAGATTTATTTCCAAATGGACCTTATGTGAAGAATGGAGCATGGAGAAAGAAAGAATCAGAATTATATTTAATTCATTATAATTATATAATAGGAACAGATAAAAAGAATTTTATGAAACGCTTAAAACATTGGTTTTTAATTTATTAAAGATAAATGCTATATGAACTTGATAGAACAACTCCAATAGGAAGTATGGTTGGAAAATATGGACTTATGGTAGGAGTTTATGTAAGCAGTTTAACAGATAAGAAATCTTAAATTAAAAGTTAATCTTCATCATCATGACTATGTTCTCCACTGCTAGAACCACCTCCAGAATAGAATCCTTCTTTTAATGGATCACTTAGAGAAGGGCATTCTCTAGCATTATGATCAGATTCGCTACAAAAATAGCATACTATCTGTGGTAGACTTTCCATATAAAAGAGAATTATCTAGTTCCTTTATATGATAGATTATATAGATATTAGTATGTATAGTTCAATAGTATTATTTATATATTTAATACTATTAAAATGTAATACACATAGAGAAAAAAAAATAAATTATGTAGCAAATTATGAAAGATATAAATATTATTCAGATGCGGTTTAAAACATTTTTATGAAATATTAATAAGAGGATGTCGCATATAGCAACACATCATAAAACTGGAAAACAGATTCATATTCTTCAGCAAAATACATCAACATGGAGATCAAAGAAGACATTGGTATGGTTAAAATCGACTGATAATCTAGATGTTTCATGGAATAGATATGAGATTGGTTGTGTAGGATCTGATAACTTTGAAAAGATTTCAAATGTTGAAGTGATTGTATGTATAACAGATACTGATGTTAAATGGATTTGTGCGGGTGGATACAATAAAGTAAAACTAATATTTGCGTCGAAAAATGTTCTAGATCAGATTGGTTTAGAATTTTTTGAGAAGAATAATGTTCGTAATGTATTATGTTTAGAAGAACTACATTTATTATATACATTTATTGATAAAGCATGGGATGGGACAATAAATGATGCGTGTATATTAGTAGCATTAGTATTACGTTTTAGTAATACCTTCTCTTTAGAAGAATCTACAAGAAATCTTTTTAATTTAAAAGTATCGAATGTATTAAATCCTCCTCAGCAATTATATTATATCACTCAATATTATATTCCAAAGAACGCTAAACGATCTAAAGAAATTCAAAAATGTTTAGTGAATAATACTGAGAATAAATATATTGATAAGATTATTTTATTGAATGAAACAGATCTATCATCTAAATATAAAAATAATAATAAGATAGAACAAGTTATAATAAACAAACGTTTATCATATAGTGATGTTATTCGTTATATTTATGATAATATACCAGAGAATGTAATAGTAGTATTTGCGAATGCGGATATATATTTGAATGATACAATTCGTTCAATATGGTCAAGTGATATTGAAAATAAATTTTTTGCTTTATTACGATATGATGATGATGATAAAGGAGGATATGAGATATTTGGTCCTCGTCCAGATTCACAAGATACATGGATAGTATCATCAACATCTGTAAAATCTCGTAAATGGAATTATGAGGAATTGAATTTCAAATTTGGTGTATCAGGATGTGATAATGCGATAACAACAGAGATGTTGAGAAACAAATTCTTAGTAGTGAATCCAGCACTAACGATAGAAACACATCATATTCATACATCAGAGTATAGAACATATGATAAAGATGAAATAGTAGATAAGAAGGTATATTTATATATAGAACCAACTGGGCTTCATGATATGGAAGCATTAACAATAATACCAAAAAACAATCTCGATACTATATTTAAATTAAGTTCATTTGATAGAGTTCTAGAATCAAATATAAATACGAAAATATCTACATATTGTAAAATGATAGAAAAGGATAAAAGATATTTATACAATATAAATAATTCAAATACATTTGAAAAACAAGAAATATTTATATATAAATTTAATAATATATTCCAAACGAATACTGGATTAATTTATAATTATGATCAGATTTTTGTGGGTCCATCGAAGATTGCTACTGAATATTGGTCTAAATCAAATCTTAGTACCTTATCACCAAGTATTCATATTAAGAAAGGATATGTTGCTCCATTACCAGAAGAAGTGTATTCATCGGTAGAAAATTATATAGTATATTATTTACCAAAGATATTATTATTGAGAGAAAAATATGGATCTGATGGAGATTTTTGGGCACCAAATAAGAAAGAATTCTTAGAAGTTCTAGGACTTTTCAATTGGAGAACAAAGAGCCTACCATTATTATCACAAACGGATAATCAATTAGTATATATGGATGAAGCATATGTTTGGTTGGCGAGTGATATAAATGAGGTATCAAGAGAAGAGATGAATTGTTTGAGAAATTTTCTAGTTACAGATATTAATAATGAGGAATATATTGCTGTATATATGGATGAGGAATATATAACAAAACAATTTATTCAAGATTTAGAAAAGAAATATGAAAATGTAAAAGTGATTTTTAATCAAACATCAATTGATCGTAAATTATCAATTCTCAAAAATGCCTCAGTGGTATATTTATATAGTTCTAAGAAAACAGAAGAAGTATGGAAATATATTTGGTGTATGAAAGAGAAAGCGAAATTAATAGATATTCAGAATGAAATGGAGATGAATGGAGAGATTCATCATATTGCGAGTGCGTGTAATTTAGAACATATATTACATATTGTTCCAAAAGGTTCTTTATCAGTATTTTATAGAAATAAAATATTAAATGGTGTTGAAAAGGGAAAAGTAGATAGCATATATAGCATAGATAGCATAGATAGCATATATAGCATAGATAGCATAGATAGCATAGATAGCATATATAGCATATATAACATACCAGTGATACAAATACCAGAACCAACTCTAAATGGTATATTTAGTCATAAAGGAGATTCCTTTCGAGAAATGATAGATTTGTGGGTTGAAAGGGGGTATGTGAGAAAAGAATATTCATCAAATAAGAATGTATGGATGAATGGAGTAGGAAATGTATTATTATATGATAGACCCAATTATGATTGGATTAAGAATGCGGGTTCTGAAGAACAAAGTTGGAAAAAGGCATTATTTGGAAATCCAAAACCGATTGGACCGAATTCGAAATCATGGACATTCTGGCCACGAAGACCAAGACTTGTGGAAGCCATGATTAGCAAAGAAGCCATGATTAGCAAACAATTTGAGAAAACGAAAGAAATTGTTTTCTATGGAAAGGTAGAAAATCAAGTTCAGAAAAATAATAGAACAAAATATGATTGGTCTTCTGTTTGTGATGAATTCTATCTAGCATCTGAATCTGAACCACCGAAATTTTCTGAGCAAGAATATTTAGAGAATATTGCGCAAGCGAAATATGGTCTCTGTTTGGCTGGTTATGGAAAGAAATGTCATCGTGAAGTTGAATGCATGGCGTTTGGAACAGTACCACTCGTAGCCCCAGAAGTTGATATGGATTCATATGCGAATAAGCCATTCGAAGGAGTTCATTATATTCGTGTAAGTTCTCCAGAAGATTTGAAATATAAACTTGCTTTAATGAGTGATACAGTTTGGAAGGATATGTCAGAACATTGTAAGAAATGGTACAAAGACAATTGTAGTGTAGATGGAATGTGGGAACTTACTCAACAACTGGTTCGGCGCTAAGAATTTTATATCCTTCTACAAGTTTTATTTTTTCTAACTTTCTTGCCATTTTTTCTAAATCTTTTTCATATTCTTCTTTTATTTCTTTTATTTTTTGAGGAAAGAAATGTATAGTAAGTTCTTCATCATCAGATTCTATAATAAGTTTAATATATAGAAAATGTTTATAATCACTATAATCTGTAGATGGATTGTAGTAACCAAGAATTTTACCAGTGTTAGAATTATTCCCAGATTTTATAATATTGTTTGATATAATAATGTTATATACATTTCTATCTTTACTTTTATTATAAACACTTGCATGTATTTTATGTTGTTTTAACTTTGTAAGTAAAGAATCTAAATTTTCTTCTTTAATTTTAGTAAGAATAGCACCAGAACGTATGCCTTCAATCACTGATGCAAGATTTACCATATTATATATTTTAGATGGTTTAGTATCCGTATATAATAATATATAATATAATAAACTACTCATTCTAATTAAAAAATTGATTTTATAATTTCATAGATATATAGTATCACAAATGGATTTCTATGAAACAGATTTAGAAGTCGTAGAAGGTGCTTTTACATTAGGAGAAGTTCTTCATACAGATATTCTTCCACTCATTCCTATTCGGTTTCAATTAAATGTTGTTCTAAAAAAATTTCATTATATTTGTGGTTGCCAATGCTTTTATATATTTATTTCAGAAGATGACAATTCAGATATATGTTTCTATGTAGAAAATAATATATGGGAAAATATTCGAATTGTGAATGAACACACTAGAGAAATTATTGCTTTGAATTCTCTTTATACTTCTCTAGTGTGTTCAGAACTAAGAACAATAACAATAAGAATATACGATATCGATAAAAAGTATCCAGACAATCTAAAATCAACGACTAGTATTACTTTACCAAAAGAGGCTACTACAATTGTAAATTCTTTTCTAAACAGAATTCGTGTAAATGTAGATGGAAAGATTTATGATAAAGATGGTAGAATAAAAAATTGATTACAACTTAAACCATTTTTAAATCATTATAAAAGAATGGTGAAGGTTTTGGATGGAATCGGTTCTATTGAACTTCTAGAGTCTTTTGGTAATGATCTAACAGTTGTGAATGCGGCTCGTGTTTCTTTTGCAAAAGAGGTAACAGAGTTTAAAGAAGGGGATCAGAAACTTATTAATTATTTAGTAAATCATAATCATATTAGTCCATTCTTTCATCCCCAGATTCGTTTTAGATTGAAGATGCCTATTTTCGTAGCACGAGAATGGTTTCGTCATACGATTGGATTTGCTCGTAATGAGGTATCTAGACGTTACGTTGATGATGAACCAGAAATCTTTATTCCAAGTGAATTAAGAGGTCGTGATAAAAATAAGAAGCAAGGATCAAAAGATACGAGTGTAGAGAATAATGAAGATATGGTTCATAAAATTAGAGTATTTACAAAGCAATCTTTAGTATTGTATAACGAGTTGTTAGACAATCAAGTAGCACCAGAAGTAGCACGAGGAATCTTGCCCCAGAATATGTATACTGAGTTTATTGAAACTGCTTCACTATATGCGTATATGCGTCTATGTGCTCTTCGTCTAGACCCACAAGCGCAAAAAGAAATTCGTGAATATGCTTCAGTAGTATCAAAACTTTTAGAAGAGCATTTCCCAGCATCTATGAAAGCATTTTATGCTAAATTTGGTTCCTCATCAGAATCTGGAAATTCTGTATAAATAGTACCATCTTTATAGCGTCCAAGATATTTTAGTTCTGTATCATAAAGTTTATCTTTTACATGATCATAGTAATATTTTTTATTTGAAATTATGAGAGGTTTGATAATAATTTTCACAATTTCATAAATTTCATCTTTTTTATCAGGATTGATATATAATTTTTCTTGGAGAGACTCGATAACATTTTCATTTTTAGTAACTGGTTTCTTTTTTTTAATAATATAATTTAGAGCTGCGGTTTTTGTTAGACTAGGAAATAGTTTCATTAATTGTGTAATTTTATCATTATTTTTACCAGTAAGTTTAGTAACTTCTTCTTTAATTTTAGACTCTAATGATTCATCATGTATTACTTCTTTTTTACTAGGCATTCTCTGATATCCTTTTTGTAGCATACTCTTAAACCACTCACCATTTTCTAAATGACTCCATGAAGGAATAGGATCATCACAGAGACCATGTAATACAGAAGGATGACTGACGATTCTTCCAGAAGAACATTTAAGAGAATTATTTACAATGCTACAAGATTTTAGTTTTCTTTCTTTTTCAAGACATTTGCCGCATAAATTTCCATTCAGTAAAGATTTATTATCGCAATAAATAGGAATATGATAATATTTAGTAGGTAGATTATTTGAGTTGGAAAATGCTATTTTATATTTATTAGAAACATCTGAAACGGATCTTCCTTTACATTGATTCATTTTATACATTATACGTGGGATAAATGTAATCAATTTTTTAAACTATGTTTAAAAAATAGTAACTTTAAAAAGTAACCTCTTTTAATGGATCAATTTTTTAAACTATGTTTAAAAAATAGTAACTTTAAAAAGTAACCTCTTTTAATGGATCAATTTTTTAAACTATATAGTAATACATTCCTAGAAGCATTTTATAAAGAGTTATATCATTATTTCTAGTTTCTGATTTTAGACGATAGTGAAACATACATTCATAAGAATCAAAATTATTTAATTCAGATTCTAGATTATTAAAATTAATATTATTTAATGGAGCAGAACTTACTTGAATATTATTTTCTTTACATATTATACCATATGTAATATCATCAAGTAATATTTGTTTTTTATCACTTTCTATAAATAATTTTGCTATATCTGGAGTTATAGTAAAACCACATCCAGAAGCATATATATGTTTTGAACACCATAATATAGAACCATTATAAACACCATATGTTGGAAGAGTGTGTAACCAATTTTTATATTTAGAAAATACAATAAATGAAGATAAATTTGTTCGGAAAATATAATTAAATTCTGATATTCGATTTTCAAAATACTTTAATGCTTGCTGAGATTTATAAAATATATTTTCATATAATTCTAATGTTTTTACAAAAATAGTATTATCTCTTTCTTCAGTAGTATTTGTAATAGTAGGATCTGCTTTAATAAAATAGCATTCAAAATCAGAATCTATTTTCATATATTTTCTCCATAATTCTTCAAATTGATTAAAATCTTCAGAATTACTTGCTAAAATTAAAACTAAAACTTTCATATTAAAGTTAATTATTATAAAGCTTTAAAGTTCTCGCACTCGGATCGGTAGCATCTGGTGACCATTTTGGCATCCAGAAATAAGGAATAATTTTTCCTTTTTCTCCATAGTATTTTTCAAAAATGCTTCTATAATAAAACATTTCTTTCGTTGTTGGTGGTAAATGTTTGTATTGTTTAGCTTTTTCTTCCCAGTCTTCAGATACTAGACTAGAAACTTTTTCTTGAATAATCTCATACCAAGATTTTTCTAACGAACTCACTCCATCACTAAATGCTTCTTTTTTTCGCCATAATACTTCATTTGGTAGAACAGTTCCATCATTAAATGCTTCACGTAAAGCATTTTTTTCTACAATACTACCTTTTACAGGTCTTCTAAACATTGTAGGAATAGACATAGCAACTTGAACGAATTGTCTATCTAGAAAAGGTGTTCGTGGTTCTAAACCATGGCTAGAAATACTTCTATCACTTCGCAATACATCAAAATAATAAATATCTTGTAAAAGTCTTGAGCATTCCTTTTCAAATTCAAAATCGTTAGGGGCATTATAGAAATACATGTAACTACCAAAGATTTCATCACTACCATCACCATTAAATACAACTTTACAATCAGTATGTTCTTTAATATATTTACTTACTAACCAGTTTCCAACAGATGCTCTAACACTAGTAGTATCATATGATTCAATATCACGAATAACATCTGGAATTGCATTAAAGAAATCATCGGGTGTAAGAATAATTTCAGTATGGTCAGATTTGATAAAATCTGCTACCATTCTAGCATATTTCGCATCAGTTGAACCTTCCATTCCAATACAAAACGTTTTTAAAGGTGGTAACTTTAAATTTCTAAGATTTTTAGCAACTAATGAACTTACTAAACTAGAATCTAATCCGCCACTTAATAGACAAGCGACAGGTCGTTCAGTAAGCATTCTTTTTTCTACAGCAGATTCTAGAGCAATACGTAAGCCCTTTATTGCGTTTGACCATTCATTATAATGAGGATTCTTGAGAAAAGGAATTTCAATATAGCAATGAGTACACACTTGTACTTTATACTTTGAGTTATACACACGAAATGTCCCTGGCATAAATGGTTCTATATTTTCGCATAATGGATGGAGCCCTTTGATTTCACTAGAAAAATATTTATCGTCACCAATATATAATGGACGAACGCCATAAGGATCACGACCAACTACAACGAGTTCTCTTTCTAAATCAATAATTATAATGGCAAAAACACCATCAAGAAGTCGAAAGAAGTGTTGAATATTATCTCTATTTTTATAATATAACTCTCCTAGAATTTCACAATCACTTTGAGATTTATTGACAATATTATATTCTTTAGCGAGTTCTTTCCAGTTATAGATTTCTCCATTACACATATAGATAATTTTATTATCGTAATCCATGGGTTGCATACCTTCTTCATTTAATCCATTGATGGCGAGGCGATTGAAACCCATTGTCCCCACTTTTGGTACATTAAGAATATGAGTAGATTCGGGACCTCTTGCTTTTATTTTATTAATATATTGTTCATAATTGGCTGTACAGAAATCGCCTAAACAAAACCATATTCCACACATTTTATTCCTATATATAGAACTAAATGGGAGTTTAAACATCTTTTACGAGCAAACATAGAAATGTCTAATGAAGTAAAATCAATGATAGATAGAACAAAGGAATCAATAAATCTCATAAAACAAATACGAGATTTAGGGATTAATGAGAATGAACCACCGTATATAGAAATTAAGAAATATTTAAATGAGTGGATAAAGAGTGATAAAAAACAAATTGTGGAGCATGATATAGAATTTGCGAGATATGGAAGAAAAGGAAAACTTATACTACCTTGGAAGAATAATCGTTCTTGCGAGTTTTTGATGAAAAAACCTTTCGGTTCTTAGAACCTTTCATAGTTTTTATTTTTCTAAGAATATTTGTTTGTAGAAATTTAAAATGTTTGGCTTCTCTTTTTTGTTTTCGTAAAACAGAATCAATAAAAGAAAGTGTTTTTGCTTTTCTTTTTGCTTGTGCGCATGCGCATGCGCCACCAGAATAAATATTAGTATCAATATTATTATTTTTAACAAATTCTAATAATTTTTTATGAGAATTACGAAATCCTTCATTCAATGTAACTTTTTGATCAGCATTTGAAATAGTAGAAGGAATACCAAGAAGTTGCCAACAAAGATGGGGAAAGGGAACTAACATTTTTCCACGATTATTTGCTGCTAAATAATTATCAATTGGTTCTTTTTTATCATCGGGTACATCTTGATATTTCATAATAGTTTCAGCGGCTTCTTTACCAATTACTGTAAAAGTAGCGCATGTTATCCAATCACAACGAATTAAAAGAGGATCAGTAGATTCTATTTTACTAGGTTCAGGATATATACCACCTCCTTGGAAATGACTATATTCACCTTTATGTTGTTCAAGATATTCCATAATTTTAGTACAACGACTATTAAAAGTTTCTTTATCTTGTGTTCGGAAAGCATCATCTTCAAACACAATAAGTAATTTTTCAAAATTAGGATCTTTTTCTTTATATTTTTTAACAATTTCACCATAACTCTTACCAACACCAACCCATCCTCTATTTTGTGGATCTGCTATAGCAGAAAATCTTTCTAAATCAAATACTGTATCTTTAAATTCTGCTTGCATATGAGCCCATCGATCAGTTGATTTATCTAAATTTATGACATATGCGGGCCATCTTTTATTAGTTGTCATTCCCTAATAATAGTTTAAAATAAAATTATTTGATTAAATAGTATGACCGAACTAAGTAGTGAAGGTTCATTGTATGAACTTGTATCAAGAGGAAATAAAGATAAATATTTTATATCTGATACATTAACAGCATTATCTCCATTTCGTAATAACTATAAAAGAGTTCCAGCATTCGTTCATGAACGGAGACAGATACCACCAATTAATAATGCTGATTTTAATAAGATTATAGAATTTCAATTTGAAGTTGCTGGAGATATATATACGCATCCGACATTATTAATAGAATTACCAACATGGTTACCAAATTTTACAATTAATAATGTTTCAGTAGATTATAATAAAAGTATTGTAACAGATTTGAGTGGAAATTCTTATGGATATACAAAAGGAATAGGATATTTTCTATTTGAGCAGATTCAGATATATCAAGATCAAATTCTTTTACAAGAATTTAGTGGAGATGCTCTATATGCCACACGTTTATCAAGAGGATCAATAAATAGTGGAATTTTAGAAAATACTTTGATAGGATATCATGATGGATCTGTTGTTGCGATAAGTAGAAATGGGAAACCAAATATCTTACGTTTAGAGTTACCAATGATAGGATGTCAGAATAATAATGATGGAGGATTTCCATCATTTGGAGTTCGTTCTCAAAATTTCAAATTACGATGTAAATTACGATCATTAGAAGATTTGGTTGAAGCAAGTGGAACTCTTGGATTAAGTATTGAAAATAGTAAAAAAAAACCACAGCCATGGGGTAGATCAGATTTTCAAATCCAATTGGCAAAAGGTCAAACACCAGTAGCATTCAATAGTATATCACCACCAGTGAAAACAATAGAACGATATATGATAGGGCAGCCAACTATATATTTAGAAACAAGACATATATATGTAGATCCAGATACACAAAAAGATTTAGTGGATAGTACAATAGAATATCCATTCACAAGATTATATGAAAATATATTTTATTTTAATGAAAAAGATTATGCTCCATTAACACGAGGGGCGGTGGCTGCTGTTACAAAAAGAATAGATGCTGTTCATCCAGCAAGTCGTATAGTCTTTTTCTTACGACAACAAACAGATATACAAGCAAATAGATTATGGAAAATAACATCGGATACAATAAATGAAGAATATTATAATAATGTATCATTATTGATTGCTTCAAGAGATAGAGAAACATTATTTCCGCCATTTATTTGGAATGCTCTTACACAGAATACAAAAGAAGATAGATATTCTGGAAATGGTTTAGGGATTATGAATTGGGATTTAGGAGATCAACGAGGAAGAGTTCCTCCATTTACTAGACAACCAGAAGGATCTGTAAATTTTTCAACAGCAGATAGACCAACAATATATATAGAACTTCAACAGATTGCTGGAACTTCTAGAAATACTGAAATGCGACTTATAGTAGATACATGGGCATCATATACAACAGAGGAAAGAAGAGGTGCTTTAACTTATGCGAATTAATTTATACAAAAATTAAAAAAATTGACTATTGTTAATAGGTATGGATTGTATTATTAATATGTCTTCTTTAGATTCAGTAGAAGAAGATTATTCTGATATGCCACCACTAGTACCTATTGAACAAGTATCAAATCTACCTATGGAAATGTATTATGGCGATGATGAAGGAGAAGAAAAACAAGAACAAGAAGAACAAGAAGAAACAGTTGAATATGAAGGTATTGAGTTAATTGATTATGTGAATGATTTTCTTGATAATCAAACAAATTACTTTCAACTCATTAAATCATATTGTATTGGAAATAATGTAGATATATATATTCAAGAAAATGGTCAAGTATTATCAGCGGGAATTCTTAGTATTAATAATAAGGTTCATGAATTAACACGAAATATAAATGAATTTGATATTATTCATGATAGTATTTGGAAATGGGTAAATAATTATTATGGAGAAGTAGTTACGGGAAATAAACTTGTAAATAATGTATATATTGGATATAATTTTGTTCCTCTTTGGCGTATTCTACTAGATGCGTATGAAGAAGATAATAATGTTAGTGTAACATTAGAAATACATGATAAAGAATTTGATAATAGAATCTCTCATGTATTTATAACGATGATAATTATTCTAGTGATTATTCTAGTAGTAATTGTAGGAATTTTATTTATGATAAATGTATTTTAAAAATGTAAAAAGCAGTTTTAAAAAAATTGATTCATTAAGAGACAACGTCTTTTAAAGCTACTATTTTTTTAAAACGCAGTTTTAAAAAAATAGATTTAAACCTCACCTATTTTAACTATTATAGAAATGTCTTCTCTAAAGGATGATCTTAGTATGTTAATTGCTACTTATGGTATTCGTGATATTCATATGGCTCTAATGAGTCGTATGGAAACAGATTATAATTATCTTAAAAAAATTATGGAAAAGGAAGAGAAGAAAGTGAAACCAGTTGAAACAAAGAAGGAAGTGAAGCCAATTGAAGTAAAAGAAGAAGTTGTAGAACCAAAGAATGAAGTTGAGGAGAATGTTGAAGCAAATGAAGAAGTAGAAGACAAAGAAAAGAAGTACCGTGATCCAAAGGAAATGAAAGCATGGCAGAAAGAGCAAGAAGAGAAGAAGCGAAAGGAGAATGAAGCGAAGGGAATTAAACCAAAAGATCTTCTTACAAAGGAAAATCTACAAAAGTGGTATGGAGAAGAAGGTAGAACTTTCTCATATATTTCACGAGAATATATAGGATGTAAGGATACTGAAGTATCTGCTGCGGTGAAACTTTACAATATTGAAAATACTCGTAAGAATATTGCTGTCCATCATGCTATGAAGAAGAAGTAGTAGTATCAATAATAATTTGATTTTCCTTAGTAGATTTTTTTGCTCTATTTCTTTTTTTCTTAGGTTGTTCTTGCCCATCACTAGAAGAATCTAGAATCATTAAATCATTAGAAGTTTCAAAAAGAGTTTGTAGAATTGTTTTAAATGTAAATTGTAAAGTATCCAAATGATGTTTCATAGAACTATGATTTTTTTGTATGGATTCAATAATAAATTTAGTATTATTGTTTAATTCTTTAATAATATTTGCGATATTATTCATTTGAGTTTGTAAAATAGGTTTGATAGAATCTACTTTACTTTGTAGGCTAGAATCATTTTCTACACTACTACATTTAGAATGTAATAGAGATGCTATTTCAATTAAAGAATCTAATATAGAAAATAATGTGCTAGGTTCATAATTATTAAATTGTTGAATATAGATTAATAGTTGATTAGATGATGAAAATTCTGTATAAAAGAAATCTTGATTTCCTCCAACAATATTCGTGTTTAGAGAAATGAAAACACCTAATGGACAATCATTATGAACTTCCATATCTCGTTTAAATTTATCAATTTCTTTTTTAGGAACATTATTACTATAATTTTTAATTTCAAATAATGTTTTACATCCTTTAATATTTCCAAACATATCACAAGAATTAGGAGTTTTCGTTTTATTTTCAATAGACCAAGTAGTAAAATTATCTACTAAATTTTCAAATTCTTGTTCTCCTATTTTTCCTTTATTACATGATATATTTTGTTTTATTGTAGATTTAGTATATTGTTCAAGAGATTTTTCTAATTTATAAATTTGTTCTTTATAGACATTTTCTAGGCGTATATGATGAGATTCAAATGATTGTTTTTGTTGTTGTAGAGCATTATTCAAAGATTTATCAAAATTTTCTTGTGTTCCACTTTGGAGAGTTAGAAAGTTTTGATTTACTACTTGATATGATTTTATATATTGGTCTAACTGAGTTTTAAGTTCGTGAATTTCTTTTTGTACTTTAGATGTTTCATGAATTCTTTTTTCTTCATATTGATTTCTTTGACTTTCTAACTCTTTATTTTTCTTTGTTTCTACTTCTTTAATTTTCTTTTGTAAAATATCTTGAAATTCTAAAGAACTAGCGGATTGACGAAGCGATTTTAGAGCTTCTGATGAAAGTTCTAAAATGGTTTCAAATTCATTCAAAGTACATGTTTCTAAAATAGATAAAATAGGTTTGTTATGTTTCCATGTTGAAATATAGTAGTTATTCTCTTTTATTTGATTTAATAAAGCTGTCATTATTACTATATAGAATATGTGACAAATGTTTAGGCTTCAATGCTTCAATGCTTCAATCCCTTTAATACATCAGCATATAAACCATCTTTAGAAGATGCTAAACGACCATATTTAGGGTCAAAAATATTTACAAAATCAACATGAACATCATCTTTAATATTTGAACTACGTTTTATAGAATGAAATGTTTCTTCATCAAAGGATTGAGGTATGATTGAATCGATAGTATAATTTGTAGGATTTTCTGGTAACTTTGTTTTAGAACTTGTTCCAACAGTTACAGCAATGGGAGTTGTAGTTCGTCTTATAAAATGATCAATATCATCTGGTATAATAGCAGTAACAAACGCAACTTTATCCGTATAGGTATTTATCCAATCAACAAATTTAAAAGAATCTTTATGAAGAAGAAATCCAGATAAGTATGCTCTTTGTTTTTCTTTATAAAATGTATTATTAAATTTATTAACACCTTTTGATATAGTTCCTTCTTGAGAATTTTGTGTTATCATTCCTTCTTTTACAATCTTTTGTATAATAGGAATAGAAGAAATTGTATTACTAGCATTTTCTCTTTTTTTAAAAGCACTAGAATCTAGATGCTTAATTAACCATTCTTGAGCTTCAGAAAATGATAATTCTAAGTTAGGATATAATTCTTTCATTTGCTTTGCTTCATTATTTCCGGGATTTGTGTTATTATTATATTTTTTATTTTTTCTAGTATTATTCTTATTCTTATTAGACATCTATTAATACATACGTTTTCTTGTTAATCTTTTTTTTCTTCCACCAGCTAATTTTGCTAAACGTTTTTGCATATTACGTAAAGTATTATTTGATCTCTTTTTTTCTCTTTTTTGTTGTTCCGCCTTATATCCAATATTACTTACTAGGACATTTACATTTGAAGTAAATTCTAATTTTTTATACAAATCTTTAATTTTATCTCGTAACATTTTTTCACCTTTATTCACCGTATTAATGCTAATATTTAATTTATCTAGTTTTTTTTCTATTTCACTAAGGTCTCTATTTGTTTTTGGCATATTATCTTTATTTAAATCAATATCAATTTCTAGAACTAAAAGTAATAAAGCAAGAGTTTCTATTTTTTTTTCAACAGAATTTTTTTCATTATTATTACAAGAATTTCGTTTTTCTTTTTTTAACTTTTCAAAATCTTTTTTTAATTCAATAAACATCTTTTTCTTTTCATGTTTTTCTGATTTATCAAACGCATCTTCTGTTTTTTGAAGAAACTTATTAAATTGACCGGGAAAAAAATATTTACATGTAGCTTTTAAAGACATAACTATTTAAAGTGTATTTAATATTTTTATTAAGAAAGAATGTCCTGTGATGCGTGGGGGAATGCTGTACTAATAAAGGATGGCTTTGTTACGTATAGAAATCGTGCGATTGATGTATATGCCGTAAATGTAATCCAAACAAAGGGTAAGCGTGTCTTTATTAATCATTATAGAGAGAATAATGAGTTTCCAAAGATGTTAATTATGTGTTCAAATGAGAATGCTGCTAGAAGACTGTATGAATATCTGTTAGAAGAAATTAAAGTAAAATCATTAACTACAGTTGAAAATACAGTATTTATCCCAAATGAACTATTACAGTTAATTCATAAAATGAATACATATTTTTTTAACTTTGTTCCATCTACTAGAAGTTTTCTAGGATGCTCAAGGCATTAGTTTTTAAATGCGGATGCTGATGTTAATAATCTTCCTCCATCAACATGAATAACAGAACCAGTCATAAAACTAGCAGAATCAGCTAAAAATACAACAACTTCAGCACTATCGTTTGGCAAACCAGCACGACCTAATGGATGAGTGGAAGCACATGCTTTATAATAAGCAGTTGCTTCTTCTTGAGACATACCCGCATTTACATGAAATTCTGTTTCAGTTGCTGTAGGTGCTACACATAGAACTCTAACACCTTTTGGAGCAAGTTCTAGAGCGGTTGTTTTAGTAAGCATTTCTACAGCAGCTTTTGAAGCGCAATATGCTCCTAAACCAACTGCTGGTCTAGAAGCTAATACGGATGAAAGATTAATAATACATCCTTTAGTTTCAATTAGAAAAGGAATACAATATTGGCTCATAAAATAAGTAGTTTTTACATTTAGGTCAAAAGCATTATGATAAGATTCTTCAGTTCCAAATTCACACGCTTGATATAAAGTAGCACCACCAGCATTATTGACAAGAAGATTGAGTTGTCCAAACTTTTCAATAGTTTCTTCAACCGCTTTTGCCATTGAATTAAGATTGGTTAAATTAGTTTCAATAAAAAGAATTCTATTAGATGGAACATCACAAAAAACATCTTCTAACTTAGAATAATTTCTACCAGTAACAGCGACATTATAGTTAGCCTCAAGTAACTTATAAACAATGGCTTTTCCAATTCCACCAGAACCAGCAGTGATTAATGCGACTTTCATTTTTCTTCTTAATATACTAATTAATTTTTATTTAAATATATAAATCTAGTAGGATAAAATATGGCGAATAATTCAGAAAAAAATATATTTAAATTATTAAATAAATATGCGAGTTATAGTCAATCAAATTTAGAAAAAGTAAATTTTAAATATTTATTCAAAGAATTTATAAAAAATGGTGGTAATATTAATGAGAAAAATTCAAAAGGGATTACGGTTTTAATGTTAGAATCTCAAATATCAGGCAGTTATGAAATAATGGAAGCATTATTTGAAAATGGAGCAGATCCAAATATACAAGATATAACTGGAAAAACTGCTTTACTGCATGCTACAATCGGTGGAAATAGTGTTGCTATTGAAGAACTAATTGCAGAAGGTGCTAATATAAATATAAAAGATAATAATGGTAAAACTGCTTTAATGTATGCTTGTGATATGAAGATTCAACCATATGGAAAATACAAAGATGCTGTTTTTAATCTTATTCATGATCCAGATTTAGAAATTGATGCTAGAGATATTATGGGTAAAACTGCGTTATATTATTGTATAGAGTCAAAAGCAGATTCTAATATTAAACAGATAGTATTAAAAGAACTTTTAGAAAAAGATGCGGATCCATCAATCGCTGATATTCATCATAATGAATCTCCATTAATGACAGCAATAGCAAATAAAGATATAAACATAGTAAAATTATTATTACAATCTGATAAAATAGATATAAATTATCAAAATTCAATTGGTGCTACTGTTTTACATCAAGCTGTATTAGATGGTTTAGATTTTGTAGAATTAGTGTTAGCAAAAAATCCTAACTTAGAATTAAAAGATAATCGTGGAAGTACTCCATTACAATATTTATATGATATAATTATAGATAAAGATGATTATGAAGATATTTTAATAATGTTAGTTGAAGATGCTCACGCAGATATTAATTCTCAAGAAAATGATGGAAACACATTATTAATGAAGATATGTAAATCTAAAAATACATTCGATGCTGTAAAAGTATTATTAAAGTTACCAAATATAAATATAAATCTGAAGAATGCAAAAGGTGAAACAGCTTATGATATAGCAGTAAAGGCTGGTAATACAGAAATAGCAAAGTTATTAAAACCTAAAAGTTCAAAGAAATGGAAAGGTTCATCTAGAGCAGATATTGAAAAATATGATGTTTTTTTTGAAAAACCTACTGAATGGACCACTTGTCCTATATGTTTAGATTTTGTTGAGAGATCTGATGGATGTATGTTTATTATGGGACATGATTGTGCGAAAACGGGTCATCATTATAATAAAGAATTATATGAAAAGTATGCTTATGAAGCACCATATGGAACATTTAATGTAGAATGGTGTACAATATGTGGAAGAATCACAGAATTTCATAAACATTTTAAATTAGTATCGGCTTCTGCTGATAGAGCACCACTCGCAAAAATAGACGCAAATGTTGAGCGAAGATTGAATGCTGGTGATAATCAAGTATTTTTTGATACAGATAATTGTAAAAAGTTTGGTGGAGGAGGACTAGAAGAAAAAGCAGCGAGATTTAGACGGTTGCGAGAGTATGCTTTAGAATTACAAGATGATATTGATACAAAACTAGAAGAAGATGCTTTGGATGAATTAATAGAAGAAATATGGAATGCTCCATTAAGAAGAGAACCAAAGAAAATTAAAAAAATTTTGGAAGAAAAGAAATTTAATATTCCTTCATCAAACTTTCCAAATATAAGACCAAATGTTACTAGAAACAATAATAATACAAGAAATTATCCAAATATTCCTATGGTAGGACAAAAACCTACTATAGCAAATACTGGTTCTTGTGTCATTGGTGGAGAAGATGTTGGAGATGCTGAGAATCCTGTATATTTATTTCATCATGATTTTAGAGGTGGTAAAGATCATAGTGATTTATTGATATGTAAAGATGATTTAGAAGGAGCTATGACAATTAAAAATAAAGAATTTGGAACAGAACGATTTACAAAATGTTGGGAACCAACTTGTAATGCTATTCTATATCCTGGCGAAATAGAAGGAATTGTTTCTGATGTATTATATCAAGAGTA